AAAATAAAATCAACCACCCATTTTAGCACCAGTTGAAACCACACGAATTGGAATATAAATGAATTCAATTGATTTTGCTGGTTTAACAAAAATAGTTACCCATAATTCATTACGATCAATACGAATTGAGCTATTATTACTTTCGTCACATACCACTAAAAAATCGTATAAACCGCGACGTTGCATAATATCAAACAAATAATCATCGCACATTTGCTTGATAGATTCACGAGTGATTCTATCATTTAATTCAAACAAATAAGCCATTGAAGCTTTACGTATTTCACGTTTAATTTTAATCAACATTCTAACTACATTAATACGATCTAATGCTGATGTTAAACTATATGAAGTTTTTTGTCCAAATACAGCTAAACCACGACCTGGGAAAAATGGAATTGGATTAATATTCTTGAAGAATTCATAAAGAATATCACGCTGACCATTATTAAGAGGAGTTTCAATAAAGGTAGTTGCAGTACCTAATGTACCAGAAACATAACCAGCATTTGAAACACCAACAACAATACCACGTCTGAATCCAGCAGGTGGGAACCAAACTTCTGAAACATTATCAGAATACGCAATTGTTTTTAATGCAATACCAGAAGCAGCAACAAATACATCTCTACCATCTAAGTTTGATGCAATACCATGTGGATAATAATATCCAACAAGATATGAACGGTATCTAGCTGATGTTAATGACCATGTTGCTATTTCTTCTGGTGTTTTATTAAATGGTGTATCAGCAACAACAAATGCTTCTTCATTAATAGATAAATTTAAATTAAGCAATTCATCTACCGTTTCAAAATATCCAGGACAAAGAATAAGATTATATTCGTAATATTCTGAACGAACGTCTTGATTACTATTGATTTCACCTTGTAAAGCAGTAACAATTGTTAAACGTTTAGCTGCATCATTTGCACCTAATGGATTAGATACAACTGTTTGGGTAATATTCAATGTGAAACTATCACCAATCGTAAAATTAGTAGAACCATTATTAATAGTAAATGAAATGATACCATTATTATATGGAACTCCAACAGTAGCATTTCCTTGTGGTCCTGATAAAAATCCATTTACTGAGAAAGTAGTTGGTGATAATGCAGTAATTGCCCATGCTTCAGCTTGTGCATTTAATTGATTAACTCCAATTGTAGTCATTGTGCCATTACCAGCACCAACAAATAATGGAGGTTTAACAGAATATACGATTTGATCTGCATCGGCTAAATCAACATTAGCACGAACAACATATGCTCTATTACCAACTGATAAAAATTGATTTAATGCAAATAAACCATATTCATTTCTGCAATCACCATGTAATTCATTACCAGCATTGTCACGTCTAAAATATGGAACACCATATGTGTCTACTGATGAATTTAATGATGTGATAGTACGAACTACACTATGTTCCTTTGCTCCTGGTGCGTCTGTAACGCCGTCAGGACGTTTTTTATCTTCACGAGTAGCAATGAAAAATAATGGCACTGTTGGTGCAGTAGCAGCAACGTAGAAACTTTCATCTATGATAGTAACGCTTACACCTGGAGAAACTAAAGTTGCCATGTTGAATTTCCTTTTTGTAAAATTATTCAATGAAAATATTTAACATACTTTTGTCTTTATAGATAAAAAAATGTTTATAATGATATGAACTAAAGTATATAATGATATATGAAACATTGCTTAGAATATGCGTGTATCATATGCTAAACAAGATTCACAAACTAATAGGAAAAATACACAATGGAATATTTGCAAATTAAAGCAATGCTTGAATCTGGTGATACAAAAGGTGCATTAGATTTTGTTAATCAACGATTGAATAAAATCAAAATGATGTATTCAATTTTAACACCAAGAGAAAAAGAAGTAGCTGAATTACTCACTGAAGGAATGAGTAATGAAGAAATTGCTACAAAATTAAATTGTTCAGTACGAACGATTAAAAGTTATGTAGCAAGTTTGTTCATTAAATTTGGAACAAGAGACAGATTACAAACTGTAATCATGTTAATGAAGGGTTAAAAATAAAAGGGCATAATGCCCTTTTTATTTTAAATCACATTTGTAAACCAGCTGTTTACATCGCCTGGAAATTTAGTAGCATCATAAATCCAAATACCATCACCATGAATATGAAACTTAGCAAACATTAAATCACCAACTTTAACAGATGTAGTCAAATTAATAAAACGTTCGCAACTTGGAAAAATCACCATTGTTCCGGCTTGTGGTTGAAAACCGAAATCATAAACCGGAAATTCTAATTTCCCGCCATATACTTCAGATTGCAAATTGAATGGTGGAGTATCATTATAATCCTTAAACCAGATATATCCAGTTAAATCACGTTGTGATGTGCGTACCCATTTCTTACGTTTAAACATTGCATTTTCAGCATGTGGTTCTTCAACATTTTTCCCATTAGTTGGTGGAATTTGATGAAAGAAAATATGTTCACATCCTTTAAATTTCATATCATAATATTCCATAATTTTTGGAATAGAATCAATGATTTTATCGTAAATGAATTTTTCAACTTCAGGAACATTACGTTGAATAGGAAATTCTTGACCATGTTCATCTTGTGTTGGTTCTACCCATAACTTTGCTGCTAAATCATCAACTTCATCACTACTAAGAAAATTTTGATCAATCCAAAATGGAGATTTGATTTCATCTGTCATTTTATTTTTACCTTATTGATTATTAGTTAAATTATTTAAATTTATGAATTTACCAAAATCTTGCAAAGTTTGATAACCAATAAGAATTTTATATTTTAAACCTGAACGATCTGCTAATGATACAGGTGTAGTTATATTAGAATCATCAATATTCATTTCAAAATTAACAACTGGACGTTGTTGTTTACCTAATGAACTTTTTACATTTACTATTCTTATTAATGGTAAATTGTATTGTTTACCTTCAAAATCAAATGAAACTGAATCACCATCATGATTGATATTAGTAGCATGTATTGAACTAATAGATGCGCCTGTATCAATTTTAGCTTCATATTCAATTCCATCTATAATACAATTAACACAATATTCTTTTTGTTTTGATGGTATAACAGAATCTTTAATATATTTCACTATTTCATCAGTTAAATTTCTATCTGGATAATCTTTTTGAATATATTCTAATCCAGGAGAACCATTAACTTCTAATACAATAACTTCATCATTTACTAACAAATAATCAATTGCGCAAAAATTACATTTGAATCCTGAAGATATAGTTTTACAAATTGCAATTTCTTTTTCATTAGGTTCATGTTTTTCGGTAGTTGAACCTAAATGTGAATTTGTTCTAAAATCTGCATCTTCACTTGATCGTTTATTTGATGCTAATACTTTATCACCTAACATGATGATTCGATATGAAGCATTATGCTCAATATATTCTTGAATTAAAATAGGAATTTCCTGATCAAGAAAAGCTTGAACAACACTAACCAATGATTCTTTTGAATCAATTTTCATTACACCAATTCCATGTGTTCCATGATTAGTTTTTAAAACACATGGAATTAATGGATCTTTTAAGGATTCAATTTGTTTTAAAAATTTACTATCTTTATTAATAACTGAAATTGTCCAAGGTGTTTTTACTCCTAAACTAGTCAATTTAATTTGTGTATGTAATTTGTCATTACACATTCTTAAACCGTTTGGGGTATTAATTATTCTTGCACCTTTACTAACACAATATTCCAATATTGATAATTTAAAATATGCATTTTCAAATGAAAATCTTGAAACAATGTAAGTTTCATTATCAATGACTAATTCTTTATCATTATGATAAAGTTTTGAATCATTTACATTATCAGATAATATCAAATTATTAAAATCAATTACTTCAAAATCAATTTGAAATTGATTAGCTGATTTTTCCAATTCTTTTGAAAAATACTGTGTAGGTTCAGTAGTAAAAACATATATTCTCATTTAATATAACCTTGTTCATGTAACGATTTATAAGCATCTACTGAAATTGCAATTACACTTCCATTCATATACACATTTTGTCCATTTTCAATTGTAGCTGGTAAATGTACAAAGCGACGTATTTTATTACCATGAAAATCAGGTGCAAATATTTCATTCAATGTAGTTTGAATTGATTTATTAAGATATGATTTAAACCGCGAATCATATTTTTTAAGTAATTCAATTGCAGTAATAAATCGGTGTTTAAAACCAGAATAAGAATTAGCAGAATCATAAGCAATTTCTAAATCCGGAATTGTTTCGACATAATGATCTATAATATGCGAAATCCATTTTTCAATTGATTCATTTGATAATTCTGTAATTCCAAGCATTTTACATGAACCTTCTAAATATGAAGAATCATGTAATACAAATGTGGTTTTATCACTTGGAATCAAAACAAATAATTTACCATCACCTTCAATTTTGCCAACATGACCAAAAATGCCGGTATTTTTGGTCACTATATTTTTCCATGAAGGTAATTCAATTAAAAATCTTTCAAGATTAGTAGCATTTGATTTTAATGAAACTTCATGTAATTTAAGATAATCATGTGATGTTTTATATCGAACAGTAATAGGTAATTGTTTAGCATTTCTATGTGAATTTACATTAGTTTTAAGCCAAGCAATTACATCATCTTTGGAAATTTCTTCGGCTTTATTACCAATAAACTCATTTAGTTGCATTCAATTTACCTTCAATTATCTTTGTTTTAACATTGATATTATTACGAATATTTGCTAAACGTTTAAGATCATCAATTTGTGATTCTGTTAATCCAGGTGGTTGTTCACAACATTCATCTTCGGAATATTCAGGAGGCACCATTGTTGGAATTTGACCATTGTTAGCAACTGTTGTATTTGAAGAGTTTTTAACTTCACCAAGTAATTCTTGAATTTCAGTTTGTAAATTTTGTAAAATAGTAACTTGATTATTATAATCAGCAACATCAGCAGGTACATTACGTAAACAAGTAACAAGATTTAACCATGCTCTTGCAGCTGTTAAACTTTCTTCATTTGTCCCAGAAAATACAGGTGTACGTAATGTACGTGTTTCATTTAATTTAGCCATTTGAAATTTCCTTAAATTGATTACGTCTATTATTTAGCTTTTCAATCATTGATTGATTTATCTTTGATTTAAACACTAATGGGAGTTTGTTATTAACTCCCATTATGATTACTAGATTAGTTATATTAGTATTAAACATTTCATTATGTGCAATTGCATAAAATGCAGTTTGAATCCAATAATCTTCAATATCATTTTTGTTTTTTGGATAATTAGATGTTTTATAATCAATGATTGATAATTCATTATCAAAATAACCAATCAAATCGCATCTACCAGCTATTTCTAATTGATGTGAATATAAAACAACTTCTTGTCCAACAACTTCTTGAATTTTATTAACATGTGGAATCATAGTTTTAAACATTTGATATTCAGATTCAGAATATTCAAAATCAATAGGTTTGTTTAATACAAATGATTCTAATAATGAATGAACATTTGTGCCTCTATCTGTAGCGGCTTTACTTTTACGTTCAGCTTCATCTTTGCCAACACGATTAATCCATTCATTATACCAATCATGATTTGATGTTTTACCTAATACAGATGTAATAGATGGATAACAAGCATTATCCAAAACATAATGCCTGCATCCATTTATTGTAGATGTATCATAATCTACATAATCATATTGTGTTAAATTTAATTTACCTTTAAACATTCTTGATAAAATCAATAATTGTTTGTGATAATTTTAATTTAACATCTGAATCTTTTTGTTTAAGAACAGATTCATTTAAACGATTTGAAACAATCCATTGAACATCATCAATTATAATTGATGTTGGTTTTTTTGAATTAAAAGCATATGCTAATTGATTTGCTTCAGATTCAGTAATGAAATAAGATGTTTCATTTGTAATCAATTCAATTTCATCATTAACAAATTTAGCTTTAATCACTGATTCTACAACAGGTCCAAATTCAAATTGTTTATATGATTTTGCTGGTGTTTTAGTATAATTTTTATCAGCTAATTCTTTAACAACAGCATCAAATGATTTACCATTCCATTCACCAACTTTAAGATGTTCACCATTTGCATTTTGTTCAGAAGTTAAAATGAATTTTTTACCTTCCTGCCATAATACAAATTTTTGCTTTTTATTTGTACTAACAAACATTGCAACTGGAATACCTTTAGTAGGAACAGCTTCATATAATTCAACATTATTATAAATTGATAAAAATTCTTGTAAGGTACTATTTGGACCAATATTCATGAATTTATCAAGCAAATTATCAAATTCAATAGATTCGTCTAAATTATTCATTTTCAATTTACCTAAAGCGGAAGTTTTTTCAACTTCAGGAATATCATCTAAATATTCACTTGAACGACGAACGATATTTTTTAATGCTTGTTTTAATACTGTGTTACGATTTAATTCAACTGCTTTTTCTTTAATACGATGTAATAAAACTGCTCTTAATGGTGTTCGTAATAATACATCTTCAGGTACACCTAATGCAATAATAGCATGATAAATCAATTTTTGATTAGAAGTTTGAAAACGTGATTCTAATGATGCATTTTCATCTAATTGGTTTTTATCAGATTTAACAATTGATTCATCAGTTTGTTGTGCCTTTTTAATCATACTATCCTCATTTGATTGAATTTCATTTTTATAAACTTCTGGATTTAATGATTCATCACCTTCAACATCTGAATCATCGGTTTGTTCTTGTGGCCATACTACATCAACAATATCGACTTCTTTAGCAATTAAATTAATTGCATCTTCGATATTATCAGTTTCTCCTAATACACGTTGCATAACTTCATCAAATTTGTCAGCATCTGTTTTATTAACATATACTTTTACAATTTG